CGTGTTGTTCCGCTTTTTGAAGTCGGCATGGTGGATGACCTTGCCGTGCTTGAAGAACTTCGAGAGGTCAGTGCCAGTCGTCTCCTCGAAGACACGGTGGTGCGTGTAGACCCACTCGTTCGAGGCAGGGTCGTAGACTTTCTCGTAACCCTCCACCTTGTCGCCGCTTTCGTGCGACGACTCCTTCCGGTAGAGCGGCATCAGAGAGTCACCCGGCCGCAGATGCTCAGCCAGCGACCACTTCCCGTCCCGAGTCAGGAACGGGTGGTTGCCGGTACAGCGAACCTTCTCGCCGTTGTCCAACTCGACTTCCCAAATCTCTGCCGCCTCGTGGGTCTGCCGGGCAGCCCGACCCTTTCCGGGAACCACTCGGCCCTCGGAGTCAATCGAGTACACCCAGAAGTCCCCGCTCCGCTTCGACAACTCCTCGATGGTCGGAGAAGTACCGTCAAGGAGAGGGACACAGGTATCTCCGGTCAGGCACTGCCACTGGGGTGCCCCGAGCACGTCGATGCGGGTGCCGTCCGTACCCTTGCGTGAGGGAACGAAGAAGTCCTCGTCCTGCCCCAGCGGGTTGAACTTCAGGTCCACGCGGCCCGTGGTGGGGTTGACCCACTTCTTCTTCTTGTACTGCTGCCGCACGCGGTTCAGGTACGCGAGCGCCTCGGTCGGAGGCAGGTCCCCGACGTCCACGTAGAACGCGAAGCGCTCGGGCGCGCGCTGGAGCCGGTAGATGAGGGCGGCGTCTTCGAGCAGCATGAGCCGCTTCCAAATCCACCGCGCGGACTCCAGCACCGAGAAGCCGTACACCGAGCGGCGGTGCTTGCTGCGCAGGCGGAAGTGAACGACCTCCCAGCCCTCCATCGGAATCACTTTCGGGCCGTAGGCTCCGGCTGCCGAGTTCTGGCCGATGTCGATGCCGTTGGCGATGTTCGTGCTGCGCTGACTGAGCGCCTGCATGAACTCCGTGGGCGTGTACGAGAACTTGCCCTTGTAGTCCTGCATGAAGCCGAGGAGCTGGCCCTTCTCAGCCTCAACGCGGCGGATGGTGGGCGCGGGGAGGAAATTGAGCCCGACCACACCGTCCTTGGTGATGAGCAGCTCCTCGAAGTCGTTCCCGTACTTCACCATCGTCCGGGCGATTTCCCAGATCTCCTCGTCGAGACGGAGGCGCTTGTGCAGGAGGTCGTCCAGCGTGTGCTGCACCGTCAGGTCGCGCGACGTGACCCAGACCGTGCGATTGATGGGCGTGTTCGGCTGCGTCGAGTCATCCGCGAAGATGTCGATGGCAGTCGCGATCTCAGGGTAGTCGTCCATGTCCTCGTAGTCGGCGTACCGACTGAGGAGGTCAGCTTCGAGCTTCAGGTACTCGGCAAGCGCGTCGTAGCCGAGGTTGTTGAGTAGGTCACCGGCTTGACCGGGGAACCGGTCATTCGACTGACCGCGCGAGAGCTGAAGGTTCGCCTGCTCCTTGTCGCGAGCGAACCACCCACGAACCTTGTTGGCGACTTCCGATGCGAATCCCACTGTCAGCCTCGCTCTTGACGGCTAGAACTCCCCGTCACGTCCGCCCCCGCCCGAAAGAAAAGGCGGCAGCATTCCGTAGTCCTGAAGGTCCATATTCCGCTCAGCCGCGACGTCACCTGCCATCCGTGCCTGCCGCTGCTCTGGCATCCACGCGTCCCCGTATACCGAGACTCCGCGCAAGATGGGAAGTGGCTGGTGGGTTCGATCACGAAGCAGGGTGTAGCAAACTCCGGCCAACGCGTCTGCGCAGTCTTTCGAGTTGTGAACGAAGGCACCAGACGCGAGGGCGAAGTTAGACCACTGGTCCACTTCGAGGTCGAAGACTGCCACCGGCTCCGACAGAACCACAGGAATCACCGCCCGTACCTTGTGGTTGTTCCCCGCAGGAGCTGCCTTGAAATCGTCCCACGAGTTGAACCCGTGCTCGCGCAGCACGCGCACGACTACGTTCCGACCACATCCCAGAAGGCGAGCAACCGCGTTGGCGTTCTCAGCCCCTGAGTCTCCACGCACCAGTTCCAAACGACTGCGGTCGATGTCCGACCTGAAATCGGGGTGAAGTGCGGCTCGGGCTCTCCGTTGCTCAGGAGTCATCTTGCGCAACGTGCGCTTAAGCGCTTCGGAGTGTTTCTTTCTGCCTTCCACGCTCAAGTTGAACTTCTGCGCGCCATCGTACAGCTTGGTTCTCCATTCGAGATCGTTGGCGTGCCGCAGACTCGTGTGCGCACGAGCATGCTCATTCAGAGTCTCTGCCGAGAGGTTCTCTGGCCGGTTGTCGGTCTTGGTGAGGTTCTCGTGGTGGACGCAGAAGCCCTCTGGAAGAGGGCCGTTCAACGCCTCCCAGACCATGTGGTGGGTCAGCGTCTGCTTGCCGTTCAAATCCGTGAGCCGCTCGTACCCACCATTCACTGGCCACACCCGATTGATCGGCATCAGACGATCAATTCCGGGACGAAGGAGACGCGCTTCCTTGTACGACCCGTCTCGCAGCATCCAACGATGCTCCGGGGTACAGCGTTCGACGGCACCGGAGTCCAGAACAACGTCCACCAGTTCGGTGACGTTCTTCGTGAAACGACCGCGCGCCCTGCCCGGAACGATGTGGCCTTCAGGTGTGGAGGAATAGACCCAGACCTCCTTGCCAGCCAATTCTTCGATCTGCGGGAACGTCCCATCGAGCAACGGAATGCGAGTGTGCCCGACGAAACAACCCTTCGGGGGGTGGTCCACCTTCCGGCGCAGCGCGTCCTTCTCAAGCTGCTGAAGCTCCTTGGTCAACACCGGGTAGTCGTAGACGAAGAGCCGGTTCTCGTAGAGCGCCGTCTTGAGCGTGTCGTAGGGCTCCAGCGAGGTGTCCACCGACACCATCTCGGCGTTGAAACCCTTCTGCTGGAGCTGCTGGAGCGTGTCCCGCGAGTTGTGAGAGACGAAACCGTTCGCAATGTACGAGGGGTCACCTGCAACCTGAAGGTCAAACACGGAGGCGCGTCCCGGAAGAATCGCCACCACCTTCGACTTGAACTTCAAGTCCCGCCCTTGAACATCCCGGAAAGTCTCCAAGAGCTGCTGCTTGCGCCGGTAGGAGAACCCCACGCGTTCTGCAAAGTCCGAACGACTGCCGCGCACGGACACCACGTACTGGACTCCAGACTCCACGTAATCGCCTTCGTAGCCTCGCTCAATGGTCGTGAGACACGAAGCAATGCCGAAGTCCGTACGCAAGAGTACCTGTACCTGACGCGCCAGCTCTCGATGCTTCGTCGAGAGCGAGACGTTGCCGCAAACACGCCCCACAGAACCATCAGTCGCGAAGAGTCCGCGCAGAAAAGCGCGCTTGATGGTGCGCGGGCTCCGCAAGATGGCTTCGGGAATCAGCGGCTTCACCAGACCATTGGCAGCTAGCCAACGAGTGAACCACCGACCAGAAACCGAGATGGTTCCAAACTTGTCGGACCGGCTGTGGTACTCAAAGACCGAACCGAAGAGGCGGTCGAACACTCGAACCGCGCATTCGGATTCCTCCTCGGTCACCGTCACCTCGACGCCGTCCTCGCGCACATGACCGTCACCCCAGACAACTCCCAACCACTCCGCCAAAGCCGCCGTCAAGACAGTGGGAGGACTCCACATCGCGAGCCGACCGGGAAATCCGCCAGCACCGCGACCAAGTGATTCGGGTTCGCCGAACAATTCCACAGGGGCGCCCGCGTCTACCGCGACGGGCGATTCAGTCAATCGGACCACATCACCAACCTTCAGGGCGTCAAGGCGACACCACTCCCAGACGGGTAGCCATCGCGTCTCGCCTGACTCGTCCGCTCTCAGCTCCCGACCAACTGCCACCTCGATGCGGTGCTTCCCCGTCCCTTCGAGTTCGTCACCGTCTTTCGTGACAATGCGGAGCGTATCCTGCTCTCCAAAGCTCCATGTCTTCTCTACCGCCGCCGGACCCGTTCGTGAGTGAACAATATCCCCGACCCGAACCTCTTCGATGGGCAACAGACCGCGCGAGGTGTTCACACGAGTCCCGGCCGCCACGCACTGGAAGGAGTCGAGCGAGACGTTGGTAATCATGTACCCGTGAGCGCTCAGCTCGTAGATGAGCCGACGGATGTCACCGAGGATGATTTCGTCCCCGGCCGGAGGCGTGACCTGAAGGAGGAGGTCTACGACGTAGACGGGGGCGCGCTCCATGTACTGGCCCAGCTCTGACCGCCGAACGACGTCCACCCACTTCGAGATGTGGGCCATGCAGAACCCGAGCGCGTCGTTCCGGAGCGCCGGGTCGATGTGGATGTG